CCTATCTGCTGGAGATAATTGCATAAATGGAACAAATGAAGCTGAACCTAAAATAACCACTTGAGTAAAGGATTTAAAACTCAATTTGAGAATATTTTTTTCCAATACTTCTTGGTAATCTTTTGCTGCAGCATCCTGATTCATCAATACATCATTACAATAAATTTCAAAGATATTAGGTTTAATACCACGAACAATTTTATAATATTTTTTACCTATAGAAAATTCAATCTCAACCACAGCTTGTTGTTGGTTGATGGAGTTTAATAATTGAGGTTTATTAATCTTACGAAATGGTTTACCAAAAAGACCAAAACATAAGGCATCCAAAATAGTAGACTTACCTGCACCATTGTTGCCAATAATAAGAGTATTAGTTGATTTTGTAAAATTAATTTCTGTAAAATTTGTTCCGGTTGATAAGAAATTTCTCCACCGAACTTTTTGAAATATAATCATTGTTTGTTGAAGTGTTCTTTAATAATTTCACAAGCTATAACTTTGCCATTGTAATTTTCTGGAAGGCCAGCGCCTTTGAGTGTATGTTTCTTTAATACATCAAGACATTCATCAATAACCAATTTGGCAAATAAATCTAAACCTTCTTGGTCAGGATTAGATTCTATACCTGCATTAAGTTTAAGTTGTTTAATTTTTTCGTTCACGCTTGTTCCTGATTCAATGCCTCAACATACAGTTCTTTTAGAACCGATTTGAGTTTGTCGTTATCAATGTGTTGTTCTTTAATACCGTCCACATATTTACCAATAATGGTCATAGTATCTTCTGCTTGGTCAATCATATCATCTTCTACACCTTCTGTCAAGTCTGTAAAGTCCTCGGCAATGGTAATATCGATAGGATTAACATTGTATAAGTTGTTCATGAACTTATCAAATAGATAGGGATTGGTTTTGTTGATTACAACCACTTTAACGTAGGTATTGGTATACTTGGTTAAATCTTTATCATTAATTTCGGTAATTGAATTTTCTTTATCATCATAAGTGATACGATGAAACATTATGTTTGGGTTTTCAATAAATTCCAAATCACGAGATTCAAGATCAAATAAATGAAAACCTCTCGGATCATTGTAGTCTTGCCATGTAAGTTCGTAAGGATTACCAAGATAACGGATATTGTCTTGATTTGAACGATGATGATAATGACCTGAAAAAACCATATCAAATTTCTTGAAAATTTCACGGCTCAATCCTTCAAGTGAAGGCATACCACGATGCATAGCAAAACCGGCAATTTCAAAATGCCCCATACAAATTTCAGAGGATGTATTTTTAATTTCTACTAAAGATTGTTCATAATTTTCAGGACAAATCCAAGGAATCATACACACATCGAAACCAACATTTGCATAGTTTAAATGTATAGTTTGTGGAGAATCGATAACATTGACATTATTATACTCACGGAGTAATAAGTCTACCGAATTAACATCATTGGTATTTTTGAAATAAGTATCATGATTACCAGCCAACATATGAACCTGTATGTTGCGTTTGGCTAATTCATCAAAGAACATATCTTTGGTTCTTTTGAGTGAATAAAAGTTTACATATTTCCTGCGGTCAAAAGTATCACCGAGAATAAGCACAGTAGTAATACCGTGCTCGTCAATAATTGGAAAAAATGTATCTTTATAGAATTTTTCATAATAATCCAAAAAATGGACCGAATCGTTTCTGGCACCAAAATGTTGATCGGTAATAATTACTATTTTAGTTACGGTCTGGTTTTCTGTTGTCAACATCGTCATAATATTTAATTTCAATTACCGAATCTAATGGTTGTTTATTGGCAAATTCTGTTGCTTCATGTAGAGTTTTGAAGCTTTTATATCTTATAGCTGTACTCTGTAAATAATACATAACTTTGTACATTATATCATTCTCCTAAGAACTTTTCAATACCTTTTGGTTTCTTTACCACTTTTTTCTTTTCTTTAGCCTCTTCATATGTTTCAATAAATTCGGCAATATTATCATACATTTGAAATTGCATTGAACTTCCATCTTCCAACTCTAACATCTCAAACTCATCCAAGATACCCATCTGTTCGGTAGCTTTATACTTTACATAAGTTTGTTTCTTTTCTTTTTGAATTCTACGAAGAAAAGCATAGTATATAATTTGGGTAAAATAGGCAAATGGATTATTTGATTTAGTAGGATCGAAGTTATTAAAATACATTAGACAGTTTTCAATGCCATCCGACATCATTTCATCACGATAGGTATAATTAATGAAATTTGGTTTATGAGATAACCCTTCAGCAATTTTCATGAAACACTCTCCAATGTAATTTGGAATAGGAGGAGGTTCTGTTTTATTCTTTGTGGATAGTTCCTTTTTTTCCTTATACTCTATAAGAGCTCTAAGGAAGTCAGGATTATTAATATAATGTTTTTGTTTCTTTATTGGTGCAGGTACTGGTTCACTCATCTAATTCTTTCTTTTATCATATATACCACATTTAATGCTTGACAAACGCTTGACAAAACTATATTATTGTCTATGTCCCGGTTTGAAGAACATAACCAAATACTTATGTAATGTGGTTCCATCTGAATTCATTTCATCAAAAGCATCCATAATATCATTTACTTCGTCATCATCTAAATTATCCACAAGATTTTTTGCTTTTAATAAAGCTTTAATTTTTTCCACAGTATTTAAATAATATTCACAGAATTCATCGTTAGGTTCCAAAAGACAAAGAACATCTTTTTCTTTAAGTGTAATTTCATTTTTACTTATAAGTTGCACAGGTAACCAATGATGCATTGATAGACCAGCTTCTTTACCTCGATAATCAATGTCCACAGACATTGGCTCTTCAATAATGTAATTACCTGTATTATACGGGTCTGTCATATTACCAATAATATCTTCACCATTTTGTAAACGGACGATTTTAATCATTATTTTAGTCCTATCTTGTAGATTTTAAATGGGAATGCTTCTTCATTATATATCTTAGTTCTTTCCACCATATGTTTTAAAGTGTAATTCATATACTTTCCAACTCTTAGGTCGTCTGATATATCATACAAAGTGGCTATTTCTTTGCCTTCACTTTGTCGTAAACCTCGTCCAATAGATTGCAAAGTTCGAATGCTTGATTTTGTTGGCATTGCAAATATAATGTTATGCAAATTCCTAATATTAATACCAGTACTAAAAGTACCAAAAGAAGCCACAATAATAGCATTATTTTCTATCTCCATAATACTTCTAATTTCTTCTCTATCAGAAGTATCAACACCACCATGTACAAAAAATACTTTTCGATCACCCAACAACTTCGTGTTTTTAATCATATCATACAGTATTTTGCCATGTTTGTCAACCATTTGATATAGAACAAGTGTATTTTTTCCAAGACTAACCGCCAGATTCTTAATGAATTTATTACGAGATTCGTTTGAAATAAGATAGTCAATTTCTTCGGCATAAGTTTTGCCTTTGAGTAGTTTGGATATTTCATCTGAATGTTTTAACACAAGGCATTTAATTTCAAAGTTAGATACTTCACCTTTATCAATCAACTCTTTAGTTGAGATTACCTTTTTAACTGGACCAAACAAACCTTCTAACACAAGTTTGTGTGTCTTAGTACCATCTAGTGTACCTGTAAGGCCAAATCGGTATTTGGCGTTGACGCAGTTGGTCAAAATAGAAGTAAGTGATTGTGCTTTAAAGTTGTGTGCCTCATCTCCAATTACATAATCAAACTGTTCAAAATATTCTTTTGGCATTTTATACAAAGACTGCCAAGTGGATATGGTTAATGGTTTGTCTGTTGTCTTTTCTTTGCCTTGATATATTTTATGAATATGTTGTTCCATATTTTCATTATTATAATCTGCAAAATCGGAAGTGAGCTGTTCTACCAAAGAAGTGGTTGGAACAATAACAAGGCCTTTTAAATTTTGGTATTGCCAAAGTTGTCTAAAAATAAGGTAGATGATAAGTGATTTACCTGAAGCGGTTGGAGATACGAGTAACGCTCTTCGTTTTTGCATTGCATGTACAAAGGCATTAATTTGGTGTTCTCTAACTTCAATTGGTTCTCCACGAGCATGTGGGTTAATTGATGATATAAATTTCTTTGCATGATAATCTGAGTATTCGTCCTCTAATTCTAATCCATTTTGGTATTCAAATGTGTAATCTCGTGATTCGCAAAACTGTTCAATATAATCCAATAATCCTTGGTATATCATTGAAGTTTGTAAATTGAATAATCTTATTTTTCCATCCCAAACTCTATTACGGAATGCCGGAACAAATTGATATCCAGGAACAAAAAAAGTAAAGAATTCGGATAGTTCTTGAGCAATATGCCGTTCACAAGTTATCTTGGCATATACTTCATTCTTTTTGGAGATTATAATATCACTGGCCACCAATGAATTTTTCCCATGATATAAAATCTTTTAATTGAAAAGTTCTTGATTTTAATTCACCCATAACCGATTCAATTACTGATACAGTTTCTTCGTGATATACTTTCTTTTCTAAAAGTTTGATGAGGTCATCATCACCTTCAAGATAGGCATTAATGTCCGATTTTAATACAAACTGAAAAGGTTGCCATCCACGAGAATCCAATTCTTCTTGGTCCATACGACCAGAAAAATATTCAATCTTTACTTTACGCATACGCAGATAATCAAAGTGTGATTTTTTGGCAGCAATTTTATGCTTGATAAGAATACCAAGATATTTACTGTGTAATGTGGGAATTCTGATAAGTTCTTTACCAGGTTCTGTCTGGTCAATGACTGAATCTTTTTCCCAATACTTCAAGATTTGTTCTAAGTTTTCCATAGTATATTCAAAAATGTAATTCGTAAATCTTTATAATAACAGAATTAAATCAATTAGGCAATAGGTTCAAAATTAAAATAATCAAACATAAACACACAGTCTGCAGTAATAATGTCATCTGCCGACTGGGAAGAATCAAAAGTTATGTCGGAAAGTGTGATTGGGAACATATTAATAAAACGAATCCTGAGTATAGGAT